GCCCCATGAGCCAGCGGGAATGTGCCGGGTTCAACTGGCCGCCACTTTCCATCGCGGCAGTGGAGCCAGTCAGCATCTCGCCAGTAGCCGTTAGTCGGGCTGGGCCTGCTATCTGCGCCACCACGTCCAACCGATCCGTCGAGAGTTTCCCATCCCGCATCCGCCCGCCCTGATAGCCGCCCTTGTGATCCGTCATCGCGGGCGTTGGCCAGCCCGCCAGTTGTCCCTGATCCTGTAGCGCTCCCGACCTGTTCTCGCCCTTCCCCGCTTCCGTGTAACGGTTGTAGTCCGTGCCCTTCGTGTCGTGGACTGTCGGCGTTGCCCAGCCGCTCTCCGACAAACCAGAGGCGTTGACGGATGTGCGGGGCGCCGATGCCCGCAGCGCACAGATCTGCCGCCCCAACGGCGTAGCCCGATGCTTCCATGTCAGCGCATACAGCGTCGAGCCAGCCGAGGCCGTCCTTGCTTGCAACCTGCTCTCCAAAGACAACTGGAGGGCGGCACTCTGCGATGAGCCGATGGAACTCAGGCCAGAGGTGGCGCTCGTCTTCGACGCCTTTGCCTTGACCGGCGGCGCTGAAGGGCTGACAGGGACAGCTTCCGGTCCAGACGGGCCTGGCGTCATCCCATCCGGCGAGGCGGAGGGCGTGTGACCAGACGCCGATACCGGCGAAGAAGTGGCATTGGGTGTAGCCCTTGAGGTCGCCCGCAGCCACGTCCCGAATTGATCTGTCATCTACATCACCGTCCGCTATCAAACCGCTCTTGATCAGGTTTCGCAGCCATTGGGCTGCATAAGGGTCGAACTCGTTATAGTACGCTGCCATTCATCCACCTCCGTTTTTGACCATAGTGTCGTGTAGTTCTGGTTGCGTGCCCGCATGTCCTCCGCAAACTTGCGTTGCAGCGGCGACAGCCGTCCGTTGGGTGCCTTCAATTCCACGAACCACGTCGCCCCGCCGGGCAGGCAGACGATGCGGTCGCTGACGCCCTTGCAGTTCAGCGCGCGGAACTTGTAGGTGACGCCGCCCATACGCTGGACGGTCCACACAAAGTATTGTTCAATCTCGCGTTCCATGCCCATTATGTATCAAACAATCATTGACAGGTCAACAAACATTCTGTAGCGTCGGGCCATCAACACAGAAAGGTACACTATGGCTGCTCACTCAAACGTCGTCGGCGGTTCGACCGCCAAGCGCGTCTTGGCCTGCCCCGGCAGCGTCGCACTCGTCCGCACCATGCCCCCGCAGCCGTCGTCGGTCCACGCCGACACCGGCACGCTGCTGCACAACACCATCGCCACCATCCTGGAGACGGGCAAGGATCCGCAGGAGTTCTTGGGCGTCACCTACAACGGCATCGAATTGACCGATGACCTGCTGGAGCGCAAGCTGCTGCCAGCACTCGCCGCCCTTGATGAGATCGACCCCGACAAGATGATGGAGTATGCTGTCGAGCAGGTCGTGGGCTTCGGCGCCGCCTTGCCGGGCGTGTTCGGGTCCGCCGACGTCGTGGGCCGGATGGGCAAGCGCGGCATCCTGCTGGATTGGAAGTTCGGCGACGGCGTCGCGGTGGACGCGGAAGAGAACCCGCAGGGGCTGTTCTACGTCGCTGCCGCGCTCCGTACCGAGAAGACCGCATGGGCCTTCAAGGACGTCGAGGACATCGAGATCATCATCGTCCAGCCGCCCTACGTGAAGCGCTGGGTGACGACGCCCGCCCGCGTCAAGCAGTTCGAGGCCGACCTGATGCTGGCGGTGCGCGCGGCCGAGCAGCCCGACGCGCCACTGGCGGCCGGCGACCACTGCCGCTGGTGTACGGCCAAGACGATCTGCCCGGTGGTCAGTGGTGCTGTCGCCCGCGCCACCCGCACGGCTTTGAAGACGGTCAACGTGGACCGCTTGGCCGAGGCGCTGGGGCAAATCGACCTGCTGGAGGGCTACATCAAGGACGCCCGCGACATGGCGCAGCAACTGCTGGAAGCAGGCGTCGAGGTGCCGGGCTGGAAACTGGTGCCCAAGCGCGCCACCCGCAAGTGGGTGGACGACAAAAAAGTCTTGACGACCCTGACCGAAGCAGGGCTTAATATCGAACAATTGACGGACCCCAAGTCGCCCGCGCAGATGGAGAAGGTGTTGAAGAAGCACAATGTCCCGTTGCCGTCTGACCTGATCGTGTCCGTCTCAACAGGTAGCACGTTGGCACCCGAGGATGATCCGAGGCCCGCCGTGTTGCAGATCGGCAAACAACTGTCTGCTGCTCTTGGTAAACTATAGGAGAATACAATGAACGACGTAGTATCTTTCGGCAACGGCAACCTCCCCTCCGTCCAGTCCCTGACCACTGCCCTGCGCAGCCTCGAAAGCGAGGTCGGCGCTGCCGGCATGGTCATCCTCAAGATGGACAAGACCGGCCATTGGGTGTTCGGTGCCGACCAGACCGAAATTGATGACGACAGCACTTGGGCCATCAACCCGTTCTCCTTTGTCCACGGCTTCATTGCTTGGGGCGAGGGCGAGGTGCTGGGCGAGAAGATGGTGCCGGTGTCGGACCCGCTTCCCGAAATGGATAACCCGCCGCCGGGCGCCAAGCGCGGCTGGGAGATGCAGGTCGGCATGAGCCTCAAGTGCATGAACGGCGACGACAAGGGCATGGAGGCGCGCTACAACGTCACCTCCGTGGGCGGCAAGCGCGCCGTTCAGAAGCTGGCTCTTGAGATCGCCGCGCAGGTCGAGAAGGACCAGACCAAGCCTGTGCCGGTGGTGCGCCTGAAGAAGGAACACTACATGCACAAGTCCTACGGTCGCATCTTCACGCCTGTCTTCGAGATCAGCAACTGGATTGATCTTGAGGGCAAGACGGATGCGCCCGCCGCTGAACCGACGCCGGAAGCCACCGTCCGTCGTCGTCGTACTGCGTAAGCGGGCGCGCGGGGCCGCTATTTCCTCCCTGGTTGGGCGGCCCCGCACCTCACGATATGAAAAAACATACCCCGTTATCTAGCACGCTAGACGCAACGCCTTTGCGCGACATTTACGCCAAACTTGCAGGAAAAACGTTACACTCAGAAGATGAAATTGTAGCCGCCAGTGTAGCCGCGCCTAAACTTTGTGGTGTGTATTTTCTCATAAAAAACAAGCGCGTTGTATATGTCGGTCAATCCATTAGCGTGTGGAACCGCATTAGTATCCACGCTGGCGAAGGTAAATCTTTCGATAGGGCAGCGTTTATTGCGTGCGAAAAAAAACACCTCGATATTTTGGAGGCGCTGTATATCCACGTATTTCGCCCTAGTCTAAACGGCAACGTCAGCCCTAGCGGCGTTAAAGCGGCGCAGTTAGGTTTTCATGAGCTACTTGATAAACTCACACAGATGTTAGCCTATCATGACACTCTGGATTGACCTAGAAACCCGCAGCCGCTGCGACCTGCCGGGACGCGGCGTCTACAACTACGTGCAAGACCCCAGCACGGAGGTGCTGTGCATGTCCTACGCCTTCAACGATGAAGACGTGCAGACGTGGCGGCCAAGTGAGCCTTTCCCGACGCGCGTCGCGCTGCACCGGGGGCAGATCCGCGCCCATAACGCGGCGTTCGAGCGCCTGATGTTCTGGTACGTCATCTGTCCCGACTTCGGCGTGCCGGAACCCGCGTTGGAGCAGTTCTACTGCACTGCAACACAGGCCCGCGCCAACTGTGCGCCGGGCAGCCTTGAGGACGTCGGTCGCTTCGCGGGTGCCGGAATGCGCAAGGACCATCGCGGCGCGCAGTTGATCCGTCTACTGTCGATCCCGCAGGGCGACGGCACATTCCGCGACGACCCCACGCTGATGGCCGAGATGGTGGCCTACTGCGAAACCGACGTGAAGGCCATGCGCGCCGTCTCCAAGGCGCTGCGCCAACTGTCCGACGAGGAACTGTCCGACTACCACATCAACGAGCGCATCAACGACCGGGGCGTGCGCCTGGACGTGCCGCTCGCCAAGGCCGCCGTGCGCTACGCCGCACAGGAGCTGGACGACATCCAGCAGGTGGTGCAGGATGTGACCGGCGGCGCGCTGACGTCGGTGCGCAGCCCCCGCATGCGGGAGTGGGTGCAGGAGCGCGTCGGGCCGGAAGCCCGCAAGCTGATGCAAGTATGGAAGGACGGCGTCGAGAAGACCAGCATCGACAAGACCGTGCGCGCTAACCTGCTGGCGATGGAGAACCCCGATGAAGTCCCTGCGGAAGTCGCGGAAGTGGTGCAGTGCGCGGACGATCTGTGGGCATCGTCCGTGGCGAAGTTTAGCCGTGCCGCAGCGCTTAGCGATGATCAAGACGGTCGCGTCCGGGGTGCGTTTGTATTCTGTGGTGGCTCAGCTACAGGCCGAGCGTCAAGCTATGGTCTTCAGGTCCACAATTTCCCAAGACGATGTGCCGACGAACCTGAACTAGTCCGCCAGGCGCTGGTGCGCGGGCACGACGTCGTGCCGCAGTATGGCCGCCGCGTCACCGACGTCCTGAAGGGCATGCTGCGGCCGGCGCTGATCCCGGCACCCGGCAAGTCGTTTGTGGTCGCCGATTGGTCCTCCATCGAGGCCCGCGTCACCCCGTGGTGCAGCGGCGAGGCGGGCGAGGACAAGCTAACACTTTTTCGTGATGGTGCCGACGTCTACAAGGTCAACGCGGCCGCCACCTTCCGGTGCCGCGTCGAGGACGTCACCAAGGACCAGCGGCAGGTCGGCAAGGTGCAGGAACTGGCGTGCGGCTTTGCCGGCGGTGTGGGCGCCTTCGCGGCGATGGGCCGCGTCTACGGTCTGAGCCTGCCCGAGAGCGAGGCCCGCAAGATGGTGGACGCTTGGCGCCGCGCCAATCCGTGGTCGGTGCCCTACTGGCAGGATCTGGAGATTGCGTACACGCGAGCAATTCGGAACCCGAAGACAAAGATACATGCGGGTCGCGTGTCGTATTACTACGATGGGCTCCACTTGTGGTACGCCTTGCCGTCGGGCCGTGTTCTTTGTTATCCTTATGCACGGATCGAAGAG